TTTCATTTTTTCTTGGTATTCCAGTATAATTTTCAATATAGTTAATAGCAATTTGTAAGAATGTAGATAAGTCTTTATTCAAAGACTCATCTACTTCCGTTATTCTTAAATGATTAGCAATATCGTTTACCTGTATTTCGCTAACTTTCATTTCTTACCTTTTACCTCCTCGAGGTATATTTCTAGTCAGCTGCGCCTGCAACGGCAACAGCTATTTTTTGTGTATCTTCAACCTTTGCGTCTACTTCTCCCCACGCCACTACACCTATTGCATGTTGAGCTGCATATAGTTCGTTTAATATTTGAATTTCTGATTGTTCAGACTCTTTTACAGCTAGTCCAGAAAAATCTCCAAACATTATTACTGGTTTTGATGCAGTTCCTATTGCTTTTAAATTATCTGAACAATATACATCATTTCCCATTAATTTATAGCCCCATCTTGCATTTGAGTCTTTCTCTAACAAGTAATTACCCTGTCCATCTTTTAATTTTCTTATGGCTTTTCTTGTATTTTTATTCATTACCCAAATTCCATCTGTAGCATATACATCTGGTACAAGTTCTTGAATATCTATTAACTCATCCGCACTTAAAGAAGATTTTTTTGCTAATATTACCTTCATATTTGTTGAATCATATGAACCCATAACACCTGCAACTTTTCCAGATGTTCCGTTTAATAATTCTCCCTCTAAGAATTTTGCAATTTTCTTAGACATTTTGTTTATAACATATTCAGTTAATTTGAAATCTGTATTTTTTAATAAGGATTTAGATATTTTTGTTAATGCACCATATAAATATCCAGTTAATTCAATGCTACCTGTCTTTGATGAATGACTTGTTAAATCTGTAAATTCAGTTGCATAAGCTACTGTTATTGCATCAGAACTTTCATCTTCTTTTGGAATGCTTATTGTGCCTCCAATAGGATATTTTGTTGCTAATTTATATATTGGGCATATATCTTCTACTTTTTCTATAATCTTTTGAACTATTGTTTTAGGAATAACAGCACCATTATCTCCTTTTGTAAGTTGAGTAGCCTCATTTTGTATCTTTCCTGCAATCGCTCTTATGTAGCTTGCAAAATTCTTTATGTCTCTTTCTTCCTCAGTAAGTCCTTTGTCTATCACTTCTTTATGTGCCATTCTATTAGCAATTTCTCCTCTTTCGATTGTTGCATCTATGTTCTTTATTTCTTTCTCCATATCATCAAAGTTTTTTATTTCATCTTCTGTCATGGCTCTTTTTTCTTCTTTAGCCTTATTTAGTATTTTCTCCATTTTGTCTTGGATTTCGTTTCTTTTTTCAATTAATTCTTTTTCGTTCATAGTTTTACCTTCCTTTTTTCTATTTTTATAAAATAAAAAAATAACTATTGTATTTCAAATAGTTATTTTTGTTATTTCTTTAAATTAAATAATCTTTGTTCAAATTTTGAATAATCTAGTTTTGGCTTTCTTATATTCAACTGATTTTTTAGTGTATCTGGTACATTTTTATAATTATTAAATAGATTAGATACACATGCAGCAACTTGTTTTTGTTCATTTATTAAATTAACATTAAAACATTCTTCGGTTTCTTTAGCTCCCATCCATGTCTCTGCATTTATAAGGTCTCTTATTTCATCTTCTGTTAATTTTGCTTTTTTCATGTATAACGGGATCATAGTACTATTTTCAATAGTGTTTAATAAATCGATACATTTTTGAAAATCTATAGTATTTCCATAACAGCCACTAATTGGTTTATGTATCATTACAACAGAATTTTCATAAATATTTACATCGTCCCCCATCATTAGAATTAACGTTCCAGCGCTAGCACATAGTCCATCTACATATGTATGAATCTTGGTTCCAGCATCTTTTAGTCTTTGTAACATACTGCAAATTGTAGTTGCTACAAACAATTCCCCTCCTGGAGTATTCATATAAATATTTAAATCCGAAATTTCTCCTAAATCATCTAATTCCTTTTTGAAACTCTGTAACCCTATAAGATTTTCGTCTTTTTCATCAGTCCAATAATTCTTGTCATCTGTTACTATCTCTCCATATACGTACAAATCTGCACTTGTATTTGGTATTATATTTTTTATTTCATAGAATTTATTTCTTGGCATCCTCTTCACCTCCCTCATTAAGTTTTTTTGTGCTATCGGTATTAGGTGTGTATATGATTTGAGTTTTTGGATCTAACATAACCTCTCCTAAACTTATTGTATAAACATCTAACCCTTTAACACTATTCATATTTTCTTTAAATCTAACTTCATTTCTAGATAAAAAACCTTTTTCAATTGCTATTTTATACGCTTCAAATCTTTCTTTTAAATTTCCTTTTAACAAATCGTTTAAATCCGCATCAAAATAATATTGCTCTTTTTCTTTTTCAAGTAAAAAATCTCTATTTAGTGCAGTGCAAAAAGCATTTACTATTGGTATAATTGCTTCTCGAATATACGAATTGTAATCATCTTTTATGTGAAATAATTCTTTCATTTCATCAGAAAAAGTCTTTGTTTTCTCATTTAATTGGTTTTCAACTGATGTATTTGATGCTTCTTTAAATTCCATACCATCATTTAGAATTACGCAACTCGAATTACCTGCATAGTAATCATTCCATTCTTTTCTAAGAGTATTCATTCCTTCTTTATCTAAATGTCTCATTGCTCTTAGGAAACCTTTTTTATTTCCACATGTTTTCATCAGATCTTTTTCTAATAGTATTCTTTGGTATGCTGTTTGCAATGATTTATTTATATTATCTATTAAACCTTCGCCAGAAGCTCCATCTTTTGAATTTCTAAGAAGCTTAATAAATTCATAATTCTTATAAGTTATTCCATCAACAGTAATTTCAAAACTTTTATTGATTTTATCCGTATTCTTAAATATTGTTATATATTTTTCTTCTACATAATTAAGACCAATAAAGTCATTTTTTCTCTTTTTTATATATGCATATCCACCTTTTCCAAGCAAATAATCTTCGCATATTGCTTTTTTAAATTGAAAACCGTCTAGAGTATCTTTTGTATCATAATTAATAATTCTTGTTCTAGGATCGTCTATTTCTTTTGTTTCTAATCTGCCTTCATTAGTTGTTTTTTTGTACAATTTGAATGGTATTGTAGCAAAGGTATCACAAATTAGCCCAACACAGCTATTAATTATAGGAATATCAAGAGCCATTTTTCTGTCTATAGTCTCATCTGATACTAATATTTTTAGAAGCTCATCTCCGTACTTCAGTTTCTGCATTTTTTATTCTTTCTATTTTGAATAAATTAAATATCTTCACAATCTCTCACCTCCTACTTAAAAACTTTGAACTACAAAGTTCTCATTTAATGCTGACTGTTGCAATAAATAAGTGGCTATAATTGTACTTACAACCATATCGACTTTTCCACTTGATTTTTTCTTATTTACATATTTGTTTAAATTCGTGTCCTCTGTACATCTTGCATTCTGGAAATTAATTTCATAAAGCTTGTCTCCATCATAACTAAATTTTTTCTGTAAGATACTTTCTTGTAACCATTTTGTTGGTTGGTGTAATACGCTTGAGTGCTGTTTTACTTCAACACATTCATAGCCAGCCGTTTCCAACTTATTTGCTGTAGAAATACAGTTATATCTGTCATATCCTATCTGTATAACATGTACACCATATTCTTTTTCTAAATTCATTATAAAATTTTCAACATATTCGTATGATATTATTTGATTTCCACAAGCAAAGCAACTGCCTTCTTCAATAAATCGTCTATAATCTGTTCTTTCTTTTTTATTCTTTTCTTCTATTCTATCTTTTGGAATAAAAGCCCAGCTTTTTGCAAATATTACGTCATCTTCTAGTGTAACCATTGATACAGAAGTATTATCATTAGACATAGCCAAATCTAAACCAAGATATACATCTTTGCCCTTCCAATCAAACACCCCTCTAATGTTTTTGCATTGTCTTAATTTATCAAGCTCAATATATGCTTCACCACTATTACTTGGCACGAAGAAATTCATATTTTTAGTTAAATATTCTTCTCTTTCGCTTGGTTTTGCAAGAGCTTTCCTTCTGTTCTCTCTAATTTCTTGATAATTTTCTTCTACTTTTAGTGGGTTTGCCATTCGAAGTCCAATATCGTCCCATAAATGTTCTTCTGGAGCATAATATAATAAAGCGAATAGCCTTTCATCTATCTCCAAACCTTTGTAAACCTTTTTTAGGTATTCAAGTTCATCTAACATTATTGATTTATCTTCTGCATAGGCGGTCGTTAATTTAAACATTAATGGATTCTTAACACTTAATTGACCTGTTTTCATTGCACCGACGTTCGAATTATCCTTCATTGCTCCAAACTCATCTGCAATAAATGCCGATGGTTTGATAGAGTTATTTCTATTTGCCTCCGCAGTACGTGGTTGATAAAAACTATGTGTCAATGTGCACTCTAATCTTCCGCTTAAAGTCTTTGGAATATTAAAGTATTGTCCCACATTAGGACTTACATTTAAAATTTGTGCTATAGCTTTTTTTACTTCTCCAGCTAGATCTCTATCTAAGCATATAGAATAGAACTCACTATAATCGCTTTCCGTCAACATCAAAATTATAAATATTAACGCTGCCAAAAACGTTTTTGTATTTTTTCTAGCAATAAATAAAATTACTTCCCTATATCTATACTTTTTAGAGTCTGTCTTATATCTCCAACCAAATATATTGGCAATAAAAAAGGCTTGGAAATTTTCCAAACCTTCTAATATATTTTTGCCTACTATATCATTTAGACCAGTAGCATAATTTAGTAATTCTAATATTCCTTCAATTATCTTGATTTCTTTTGTATCAAAATAATATGGATAACTTTCATTTTTTTGCTTTTCAAGGTCCTCTAAAAACCATTCGCACTGTGTTTTTACTTCAAATGTTGTTATTTCGTTACAATTTATACAATCTGTTGCATATTGTCGTGCCTTTTCTAATAGCATTGTGCTTATTCACCTCTTAATACCTTCAATAAAGGATTTTCTGCTGGCTCTACACTCTTTGGAATAGTGCGTAATTGTGATGCGATTGTCATTATATTTTCCTTTTCAATATCAAGCATCATCTTTCTCTTATTTTGTAATTGTTTATCTAAATCAAGTATATTCTTTTGAATGTTGCTTACTGTATCATAGTATTCTTTTACTGTCATTCCATCTGGATCTAAGGCATAGTCTTCATCAAGTTTATTAAGTTCATTGTAAAACCTTTCTCTCTTTTCTTCAAATTCGTAACATTCAGCATACAACATTGCATACCTATTAATTACATTTTCATATAAGGCATCTGACTTATCAATGTTATCCAATAGTGATACAATTCTCTTGAACTCTTTGTATGCAATTTTGTTCTTTTTTACCTCTTTTTTAGGTTTTATTTTTTGAGAAGTTTGCAGTGCCTTCTCTCCTTGCTCACGAACCTTCAATTCGGCTTTAGATCTATGACTTTTGCCTTCTGATTTTAACACAGAAAACGGTTTTGTTGGTGTCGGCATATTGTCTCATCTCCTTTTTCTGATGTGGGAATTTTTTTCAAGCGAAGGTATGCGGGTAGGTGTTCAAACGCCTCCACCATTTTTTCGTTATTAGAGGGGGGATACTCTCTTTTCTTGTTCATTAATTATGTTCTGAACCTCTTTTCTTGATATCTCTCCATTCTCGCACATTTCATGGTGCATACTGCATAACGTGATTAAATTATTATTATCTAATCGCTTGTTGTAATCTTCATTTATTGGTACGTTGTGATGCACAGATAAGTTATTGGAGTTATATTTTATTGTTGTTCCATAAATTTCTCTTATACATATCTGACATAAGTATAAATCTCTTTGCTTTATTTCTTCCCTTTTCTCTTGCCATCTTCTGCTCCACCTAAAACGATCTACATCTGTTATAGCTTTCTTATACTTCTCTTTGTGAGGACATATATGATTGTATGGTACTATTCCACAGTACTTACAAGTCTTCAGCATTTCATTATCTCTTTTATTACTTCAACTAATCTGTTCACAGATTTAAACATTAAGCCTAATATTCCAGCTATAATTGCACCTGTTAAAATTAAACAAATTAATGCAATCGGTAACAGTATAATAATAATTAATACCTTTAACATACATTCCTCCATACTATTTCTTTACTTTATTTTTCTGTAGAGCAGTTTTATTTATATAGTTTTCTTCTTCTTTTTTGCATTGTTGATAGTGTCTACACTGTTCGCATCTATATTTCATACAATTTTGCCAATTAATTTTCTCTTTCATAGCATTTACCTTTTTGCTATGTATATAATAGCAACTCCTTTTTTCATTAGTTCAATATACACTAAGCAATGGTATAATTATAGGTTATTGCTATCTAGAACTAATTGACTTTTATTCGATGCTATAATCGCTCTACTTTCGTCAATTTGCTTAATCTATGTTATATCACTGCTTACTATATATCTATAGACTTAACTAGAATCGTCCACGCTTATTGAAGGAATTATTTAAACATACTGCCTAAGTATCAAAATATATTAATTATCTAGTATCATTAATAGCAACAAAATAAAGAGCCAACATTTAGCCAGCTCTCATTCATCTTTTTTCACACTACTATTGTAACACTTTTTATGGTTGCATTCAGTAGCATTTGGTAGCATTATTTTATATTATCAAAAATATTTAAAGCAATTCCATTCATCTTCTTTATATGCTCATAATTGTATCCCATTTCTGCAGCAATAACTACTAAGCTTTTTCCTTGTATGTAAAACTTATCCAATATATTTCTATATGGTTGTTTTACTTTATCTAATTGTTCTAAAATTTGCATTTGCTTTCTATTTTCCTCTTTTACTTTTTCAAGTAATTCATTAACACAATCTATCAGTTCTGCGATTTTTTCTGCTTCGTTATCTTGTATCTCTCTGCTTCCCTTTGGCATATCTGATAAAACACTATTCAATTTATTTATACTTGATTTATATTGCTCAATATACTCTATTCTACCTTTTATCCACTCTTGTGTATGTCTATAACCTTTTAAATCTTCTCTGTTCATTAGTACCTCCATATTTTATCTATATATATAATTTTTATATACTGTTTTATATAATTGTAGACTCGTATCTATTTTCACAACTTTTATGTATTTATTTCCTAGCCACCTATTTAGAATATAAGTTGTATATCCATCAAGTAATAAATTTTCGTTATTTATTACAACTTTATCTAAAGTCTGCCCTGTAATTTGAAAAAAAGTTGCTTTGCATACTAATTTTTTTGTATTTGGAATCTTGTATTCTTTTGGAATCTTTATATTTCTTATATTTTCATATCCAAATAATCTCATAATAAAATCTAACATTTCCTTTATCTCCTTTAGTATTCTTCTATTTTAATCTTTACTTTTGGTGTACTAGCATATTTTTTTACTACTGTTATTTCAGTAATTTGCGTATCATCTTTATATGCAAATTTGTTTAATGCATCTAAAACAACTTTTGTAATGTTGTCTATATCCGGCTTTTTCGTTGGACTTATTCTATTTCCCAACATTTCCGCTTCTTTCTTTTTACTTGTACTTTTAGGAATATCAAAATACGCAATTATGCTTATTTTTACTCTTCCTTCAACTGGTGTATAATCTTGATATTTTTGTGTAAAATAAAATCTTGTTAAATATTCGTAATTTTTCGTTTTTGTAGGTGTATATACTTTTCCGCTTCTAGTATTTAACCTTGGTCTAGCTTTTCCAGTAATTTCTCCTGGTACTTCAAATTCATATATCATAAGTTCGTTCCTCTAATCTTCTAAATAATTATTATCTAAACCGACATAACCAAAATCTAGCAGTATTATGAAAAATAGCCATAAAAACCAAAATATTATTTTTGTTGTATTTATTTCTGCCTTTTTTTCTTCGATTATTTTCTCTATTTTCTTATTATAGAAAAACTGATTGTTTGTTATTGTGTTGTTGGTTATATCTGTAGATAATGTACCTTCAAATTCAAAAGGTATAATATAATATACATATCTAGTTGTTGAATCTGTTTGTATTGTTGTAAGGTACTCCGTGTTATTAAAATTAATTGTTCCGTAATCAAATTCCACATTTAAGAATCTAAATCTTTTTGTTTTCCACTCTTCTTTTCCTTCATAATCCCATGTATAATATACTTCAGTCGTGTAATACGTTTCTGTTGTGTTTCCAACCTTTCTTTCATGTGCAACTTGCCTTGTATGTCTTGTATACTTTTCTTTCTCTTTTTTTATATAAAAATATCTATTTTCCAAATCCTCTATTTTTACGCCATCTACCGCTTCTACTTTTCCATAAGCCATAACTTGTCCTAAATTTGTATTTATAGCATACTGAAATTGTTCAGTATCATTATTTATCTTTAATGCCTTAAAATATTTTTCATTTTTTTCATTTATGGAATTTTGAATTGCTGCAATTATTGGGAAACCAATTCCTAATAATATTAACGTTGCTGCAATACAGACTAATATTTCTCTTTTTGTTATTGTTATATCTCCAATTTCCATATAGCACCTCTTATTTGTTAAATAAGTTTTTAGGTGAATCTTCTGATGTATTATATTCTAAATATGTATTATCTAATTTCTCATATCCCATAATGTTTAAAATCATACTGTTAGGAAATGCTTTTATGTACTTGTTATATTGTTTTATTTGAATATTGTAATTATTTCTGTGCTCTGCAATTAAATTTTCTGTTACTGCTAATTCTGTCATTAATGTTTTATAATTTTCATTGCTTTTCAATTCTGGATATTGCTCTGCAACTGCATTAATTAATATTTCCGCTTCTTCAACTTGTCCATTACTAGCTTTACTTCTTGCTTCAATAATCTTTTCCATTGTTTCTTGCTCGTATTTATTATAGCTTTCTACTGCATCTACTAAATTACAAATTAGATCTTCTCTTCTTTTCTCCTGAATATTAATACTAGATCTACTTTCTTTTATTTGTTCTTCAAGATTAATTGCACTATTATTTGTTCCTGCAAATATTCCTACAAACATTAAAATTACACCTAAAATTATTCCACTTACAATTAAAAATTTCTTCATCTCTATTTTTCCTCACTTTCTAGTAATTCTTCCAAAACATCTTTTTGACATCTTGCATATTGCTTTAAACTATAAATAATGCCACCTTGATTTACTTTTTCGTTTAATTCTTCTATTTTTTCTTTGGAATATAATTCTTATCTACTATATTTTTATTTTTTTCTTGTATATCTCTAACTCTTTCATATGTTATTTTAGATTTCTTTAATTTTTCATTCTCTTTTTGCAATCTTTCAATCACATTTATAATTACTTCCATTTCATATATTTTTTCATCTATGTTGATTCTACCTAAGCCAATTTTTTTCTCATATTTGTATAAATCTAATTTACTTTTATAATCTTCAACTACTTTCTTTTCTTCCTCGTTCATAACTCACTCCTCGCTTTCTAGCAGCTCTTGTAAAATATTCTTTTGTTTATTCAGATATATTACTACCTTTTCATTTTCTTCATATTTTATTTTTTCGCCTATCTCTTCTATCTTGTTTTTTACTTTTTGAATTGGAATACTATTATTCGAAATCTCACAATATCTTGACCTCCAATAATTATTTTCCTTTCTATTAATTTATTTTTAATTCTTCTTGGAATCTCATTTTTAGGATTTCATATTTTATTTTATCTAAAACATCTAATCCTTTTTGATTGATTATGTCTGGTCTATCATCAAATCCAGTCGCCCAGTTTTTTACATCATAAGTATCTTCATCAGTTTCTATTGCTAATTGTGTTGCCTCATCTTCAGATAAAACTCCCTTTTTAATTTGTATCAAATACTCCTTATTATCCGGAATTAGACATTCTTTATAAGGCTTTTCTAATATTGCATATTTCTTTATAAAATCATTCATTCTTAAAATATGGTGTAATTGTTTTGGATCATATCCATATTTATTAATTTTATCCACTATTGTTGGATATGGATGTTTTAATGCTTTCAATTTTTCTTTGCTCATTCCTGCCATACATCTAATTGCTTGATTTCTATCTATATGTGCAACTTCTTCGGCATTATCAAACAATGATTGTACTAAATTTTTATATTTTGGATTTACTATTTTAAATTCAGTAAATAATGTTTCTATAAAATTTACATTTTGCTTTTTATAAGTTTCAAACATTACTCTTATATCCTTTACATCAATATGTTCATTATTTTCTAATACTAAGGTTTTACTCTTAGGCTCTCTATTATAAACAAAGTCTTCAAATGATGGTAATATTACTGCTTTTGTATCAACATCTGACATATAATCTTCATCATAGACATCTAATCCATAATTTTGTGAACCTTGTAATGCTAAAAACACTATTTCAAAGCCTTTTTTCTCTAAATAATCATAATGTTCTTGGACTCTTTTCATTATTTTTTCTTCTCTATTCACTCTCAAACATCTCCCTCGCACTTATAATATCTTGAGGCAAAATATCTCTATTAGCTACACACCAATTATAAAAATCATTATGTAATTTCGTTGTTAAACTGCTTGTTCTTCTAATATATCCTTGTCTTTTTACTTGTTGTAATACTCCTCTCATGAATTTCCAGTTATTATAATAGTCTAATTTCACTTTAACCATAAAACCTTTGCAATCTTCAATAACAAATCCTTCAACATATTTATCTTTGTATTGATAGTTTTCTTCTTGTACCATATAATACCAATTCCAAAATTCTTGTGTATTATTTAGTGTATAAGCCAACTCTTTAACTTCAAAGTCGAATTTAGCAGCAATAGATTGTAACTCTTCATAATCAAGTTTGTTAAATTTTAAATCGTTGTTAATTACATCTAATAAAACCAATTTGTTCTCGTCATATTTTATAATATGAGGATCATTTACAATGTCTATAACTTCAAAAAGCATTGATGAGTTATTATCTTTTAAATATTGCTTTATTTTATCTAAATCTTTTCCCTTTAATAATTCTTTAAAATATCCAACATGTTCTCCATTTAAAGAACTTTTACTTGCAATAATTAGTTCATCAGACTCGTTATCATATCCCAATATTCCCAAAAATCCGTTATATTTAACATATACATTTAATGGATATTCAAATTTTGATTTTAAGTATATTGCTTGTGTTTCTTCAACCTCATTTATTTTGAAAAATTTATCATAACTTCTAGCAACAATCTCTTTTGTGTTTGTATTTATAAATAACCCTCTTGCTTTTGTTGTTATTTCATCCCATATTCCTTTTTTAAATGCTCTTTCACTAAAATTAAAAGCTGAAATGTTCTCATATTTACTTTCTTTAACCCAGTTACTTCTTCGCATATCTTCAATAACTGTATCTATGTTAAGAGTCTTTTTTTCCTCTTCATTAATCGTATTTTCTCCAGTTGCAACAACATTGTTCTTTATTTGTTTTTCTTCAATAGGTAAGTCTTTGCTGACTGTTATCATTCTTAAATATCCACCAAATTCCACACTACCCTCTAAATTGTAGCAACAACTATTTACTTTTATAGGTGTATCTTCTATGTTTCTATGCCCAAATATTTGTATAATATCCGGATTTGACTTTTTCCAATTATCACACACCATCTTCATTTCGCCATAAGTTCCTATTCCTTTTATCATTTGCTCTGTTGCTAAATATAATAAATTTTCTGGCATTTTGCTTATTCCAGCATGACAAGCAAATAATAATTTTCCATTATATTTGTAATAAGCACATTGCCTTATTTTTCTATACAGAACTCTCAAATCTTTTTGACTAATATTAGCCTTTTTTAATTCATAGTAGGTCACATCATCAAATTGTTTCTTCCCAGTCTTTACATCATGAGCATAATCATATATCGCTCTATCATGATTTCCCTCTAATAAACATATATTATGTTTTTCACATATTTCACATAAGAATTTTAAAACCTCTGTATTTTCAATTCCTCTATCAATATAATCTCCACAAAATACATATAATTCATCATCTTTGATTTCTGGTAATGCCTCTCTTAATGCTGTATAACATCCATGAATATCTCCTATATAATGAATTTTATTGTATTCAGAAACATCTAGAGGTCTTATTAATATCTTGTCTAATTCATCTGGCTTTAAAATCTCTATATCTCTTGGTATTTTTTGTCCACTAAATCTAGAATATATTTTATCTATTACCTCATCTGGAACTTGCTTATATTCTGGTCTTTGTTTGTTTCTTTCTTTACATACTTCAATAGGCAAATCTGTAAAATCCACACAATAAATCCTATATCTATATGCTTTCGCTAAATCTCTATATCTAGTCATTTCTTTTGTTTTAGAGTTTGTCGCATCTATAACTGTAAATTCTCCTCTTTGCATTCTTGCCTCTAAAATGTCAAATAATACTGCCCATACTTTATTGTCATTATTTTGACTTATTGCAAAATTACCATTAGTTTGCATTATAGGTGTTTGTATTAACAATCTTATTTCATCAGCACAAAGAGTATATTTCTTTAAATTATTTCTTTCTATATATGTTGACTTTCCGCTTCCCGGAGCACCTCTCATTAATAATAATGTTCTCATTTTATTTTCCCTCCTCGATTAGCTCTATATCCTTAATTAACTTTGTTCCAAAGTCTTTATAATTTTCATATCCACCTTTACGTCCAGATATTATCCATAATTCTTTGTACATATTGCTTTTCAACTTCTCTACTAACTCTTTATCTGTTATATAACAGTAATATGTGTCTTTTTCTATGTTGTAATTTGTTACTATTCCATTTTGTGTTGGTGTATTTGTTAAGTACTCAACCTCAACTTTGTAATATGTCTTCAACCAATCTTGTTCCTGTGTTACAGCCGTAATTCTTGCTTTATCTTTATCATTGCTTTCAGCATAATTTATATATCCATGTAATTCTCCAATCCCAATTGGCATTATAAGTACTGTAATCCAACATACTAACGATAACACAAACATCAATCCTTCGTGTTCATAACTGTCTGCTGATAACACAGCAAATACTATTCCTAATACTATTAATATAATTTCTAATACAATTGTTAATATAATCATTTATTTTTTCCTCCTGCTTTATAGTAATCAGCCTCGAATTGTTGACTTGTTAATATTCCCAACAACTCATTTTCGCCGTTTTTTATATCTGTTATTATTTCTTCATATTTTACATCTGATGTGTCCTCATCTACTCCTATAAAAAATACTTCTTTACTATCACTAGTTTTAAGTTTTAATATGTCTTTATTTTTTATTAGTTCCATTAGTTGGTTGCTGTGTTTTTCAATATATTCTTCAGCATAATACTTCCAGAACTTCATTCCTTGGAGTTCTACTTTGCATGCCCATTGACTTTTTCTATTATTGTTATACCCTTTAAATATTCCAATTTTTCCGTCTTTTGTCCTGACATACTCTCCTATTATTAAATCTCTATCCAAATTTTTCATTTCCCTAGTTGCCCTTAATTCGTCATCGTCCAAATCAAACGCCATAATTTTTATCCTCCTAATTAGCTTCTTCAAGCTCAATTTGTTCTGCTTTTTTCAAATATGCAATATATTTTCTCTTTTGTTTATTTAATTGTGTAGTTCTCGATTTGCAGTCATTTAGACTATGCTTGACTTGTTCAATCTCCTCTTCCCTTTGCTGTTTAGACATGCTTCTATATTCTTTTGCCAGCCTATAACCGCTTCTCTGACTGCTATATAAAACAACCCTGTGTTTCTTTAATTCACTTATTTTACTTCTAACTTTTCTATCACTTAGTCCTGTTAGTTCACTTAATTCTTGTCTTGTTATGTATTTCTCTGTTGATAAATATTTTTCTATTTCATTTTTAGTTTTCATACGTTTCTCCTATTTTTCATCTTCCAATTCTTTTAAAACCTTATTTAAACATTTTGAGCATACTGCAATGTAAAATACCTTGTTTCTCTTCGAAAGAGTTTTAGGAATCATCAACAATCCACCTTTATTGTTTTCCCACTTCTTTTCCACTTTTATTTCACAGCCACAGTTGTCACATACATAGTATTCATATAACTTTGTTCTAGGCGTACTCGTTAAATGTTTTGCTATTCCTGAACCTTCCGAATATTTTATTTGTTTTTCTGGTTTTTCTCTCAAAATCAACTCGTTAATTCTGCTTATTATTTTCATCAGTTACCACCTCTTTTTTGTTTGCATATAGATCTTCTTGAAAGCTTTTAATGCAGTAATTTAAAAATTTATATGTGTCTTGTGGTTCTACATACATTCTTGCTTTTAAAAACCTAAACATAAATCTTTGCCTGGTTAATTGATTTAAACAAATCTTGTACGGACTAAAATATAATTCTTTAACTATCCAATATTGAATTTTTAATTCCAATAATTGTTCCTCCGACATGTATTCCAAAATAACTGGATCGTCTATATAGAGTTCTAACTTTTTCAATATTGTAATAATAGCCTTCTTGTCCGCTTCTCCAATGTTTTTGAATTGCGAGCCCTTATTATATATAATATATATAAAATATAAGTTTAGTTTAGTAATAATGTTGCCCTCGGTCTTTACTGTTGCTTGTACTTCTGCATTGCCCTCTGCATATACTTTTGCATTTACTTCTGCTTGTCCCAAAATACTGTTTTTTTCTTCATAAAGCCTAATAATTGAATATTTCGGGGCTTTATTTTGATTGCTACCTTTTTTATAAATTATGTATTTTTTAGTAATTAACTCGTTTCGAGCCGTTTGTAATTCTTTTTGAGTCAAATGGAGCTTACTCATAATTGTAGTATTAGCAACAGTAAATTCATTAACCCAATCAGTCTTATATGTTATATGCAATAAAAAGTTATACATTGATATAGCATTCGATGATAACGGTTTGAAATCTACTAAAGAATAGAACGCATCGAGCTGTTTTGTATATTCTATTGTTATTTTCTGTTGTTCCTCAAACATTTTTTCTCCTCTCTTGACTTCTTCACTAAAAATTTGTATAATAAATGAGAATTTGCTTACAAATTCAATTGTTATGAGTTAGTATTTGATTCCAGTCTCTGCTAACTCTTTTATTTTTTCTCTAAATTCATGTAGCGATTTATAACTATTATCCTTACACTCATCTAATATTTTTAGGAAAGAAGCTTGTTTTCTATCTATTCTTTGATATTGCTCTTTTATTAAATATTCTCTGTTTTCAATATCCAATTGAAAATTTTTACATTGTCTTGCCAAATCAACGCTTCTTCTTTCGTATAGGTCTTTCTCATTTTTTCTCACTATAAAATCCCCCTTACTAATTTATTTGCCTTTCTCATTACAAATTTGTAAACACTGAATCCACTTAATTTATAAATTACTATTTGTAATGTTAGTAAAAACAATATAAATCTTATTGCTTTTACTACAAAATATAAAATGAAAAATGCTACCTCAAATTATCATCTCCTTTCATATTTAAACTAATAATGTTATCTAAATCCGTTAGGTCTTTCCCTTCATTCTTTTCTAAAAAATTCGTTAAAGCTGTTTTTCTTACTTTATAGCTTCCAAGTTTTAAAGCTGGTAGCAAACCTCTTTTAATTAATTCATATACATAATTTGAATTTGTTTTTAATAATTTAGCTGTTTCTGCTACTGTATATAAAACATCTTCCATCTTCTCATCTCTTTCCTTCTTGTACCTTGTCGCAATTATTTTGTTGAAGTTTTTTCAACTTCTTGTGTAAAAAAAATATTCCATGCTTCTACCGGAGAACTTATATCTAGCAATTTTGTTGCCTTACTTATTTCATTACTTGAAAAGTCCGATTGATTATTTAATTTACTACTCAACGTATTTGGAGCTATCCCTAGTGCGTCTGCAAATTCATTCTGAGTATTAAAGACTTCTTTTATCTTTCCTTTTAGTTTGTCAAAATTATACTTAACCATTTTTTCCTCCTTTCTTGTTGAAGTTTTTTCAACTTCTGTGATTATATTATCAAAAACAAAAAAATATGTCAATACTTTTTTTGATTTTTTTTCAACTTTTTTATATTTTTTATAAATATATATTGATTTTTTTTCAATTTTTCTTTATAATCTATGTAATGGAGGTATAATATGCAAATTGTAGAAACTTTTCAAAATAGGTTAAAAGAAGCAATGAGACTTAGAGACATAAAGCAAGTAGACTTGGTTGAAAAAACTGGTTTAGATAAAACTTTAATTAATAAATATCTATCTGGTATATCAAATGCCCGCCAACAGAAACTAACATTACTTGCAGATGCATTAAATGTTAATGAGGTTTGGCTAATGGGATATGATGTCCCTATTCAACGAGATTTGACTGTTGGTACTACTCTTTCAACTCGATCAGCCGTAGTCTTTGTTTATGGTATAATTCCTGCTGGAATACCAATGGAATGTATTGAAGATGTTATCGATACAGAAGAAATATCAACAGATATGTTGAAAGGTGGCAAGCAATACTTTGGTCTTAAAATAAAAGGTAATAGTATGTCCCCAGAATATTTAGATGGTGATACAATAATACTAGAAAAAGTAGATGATTGCGAAAGTGGTCAAGATTGTGTTGTAATGGTCAATGGTAATGATGGTACTTTTAAACGTGTTTTCAAAAATGAAACTGGCATTATCTTGCAACCATTAAACCCAGAATTTCAGCCTTTAATTTACACCAATGAGCAGATTAAATCACTACCTGTTAGAGTTATCGGTAAAGTGGTAGAATTAAGAAGAAAGAAATAGTATTGGAGATAAAATATGAACGAAGAAAAAGAACAAAATAATGGATCTAAGAAAAAAATTAGTAAAGAACAAATTAAAACTATAGTAATCGCAGTTTTAGCAGTTACATTGTTAGGCTTTGTTTCCTCTGATAATACACAAGAACTATCAAATAAAATAGAAAATTTAACAGATTCAAACAATAATTTATCCTCTAAGATAGTTGAATTAAACGAAGTATTAGATCAAAAGAACAAAGAAATTCAGAATTTAGAAAATGCACAAAATGAAATTGCAGCTAATAATCAAATTTCACAAGATACTTCTTCATCAAATACTTTAGTAGCAGATAGCTCCGCTTCTCAATCAACTTCAAATAATATCAATGATGAGAACAAGCAATTTGTATGGGTTGGAAATTCTGGAACAAAATATCATAATCAGGGGTGTAGAACTCTAAAAGGCAATGGTCATCAAATAACCTTAGAAAAAGCATTGTCTGAAGGTAGACAACCTTGTAAGGTATGCTATTAATAAAAAAAAGAAGAGAAATATGTTACTAGTTTGCGACAAGGTACATATTTCTCACGAATAGACACTGAAAGTGACTACATTTGTATTATATTATAAATGTACCTCTCTTTCAAGTGTTTATTAAAAATATTTGGAAGAGAGGTTTTTATTATGTCAAAAGTTGTAGTAAGAAAAAGAGGAAAAAGCTGGGAATACAGAATAGAACTTGCAAAAGTAAAAGGAAAAAGGAATCAAAAATCCAAAAGTGGTTTTAAGACACAAAAAGAAGCTTTAATTGCTGGTAATGAAGCTTTAAATGTTTATAATAGTTCTGGTCAATTTTTTAGTCCAAAAGAAATAAGCTTTTCAGACTATTTGGACTTATGGCTAGAACAATATTGTAAAGTCCACTTGTTGCAAAGTTCTTATGAAACATATGAAAAGAAAATAAACAGTTACATTAGACCGGTACTTGGTCAATATAAATTAAATAGTATAAATGCTAGCACCATAAAAGAATTTCTTAATGAAAAGTTTAATGAAGGCTTTAGTTCTAATACTCTTGCTGTAATAAAAGGAATTTTAGTAAGTTCATTTAATTATGCTGAAGTAACATTACAATTCATAAAATCCAATCCAGCATCACACATAACATTGCAATCAAATAGAGCTACCCCAGAAACGCCATCAAGAAAAAAAGAAAGAATAGCCTTATCTAATCAATTTATAAAGAAATTGTTTGAAAGATTCCCATATGGTCATCCCGCATATATTGAGTTACTGTTAGGATACTCTTGTGGTCTAAGGCTTGGAGAAGCATTCGCTATTGATTTAGAAAAAGACTTAGATTTAGAAAATGGTTATTTGTATGTCAATCATCAAGTACAG